CGAATGATGCCGCCGCAAAATATTTGAAAGATGGAAGCAGTGAGCGAGCGGAAATTGAAGCCGATATTGCAAAAAAGCTCACTTCGTCTGGCGCGGGATCTTTCACGGCTTCAGATATATCAGTTGTCGAAATAGAAGTTACGCGACCTTCTAGACGTATATGGTCACTTAATGTTACAGTCGAAATTGTAGTGAAAGAGGAAGCTTCTCCAGCTCCAGCTCCAGCTCCAGCTCCAACTCCAACTCTTCAGTTAGAAAGCGGTAAAGCAATAATAGTAGTCGAAAAAGAATTCAATATTATAGAACCATCATCGAGAACGGTGGAGCGTGAAGTACGAAGTTATGCCGATTCTATTAGAGAAGCTTCTCCTAATGGAGAACGTCAAAGACGAATTCTTATAAACGATTATATCAAAAAACAAAAGGAATCTGATAAAAATTTTATAAATGCGGAATATGTCGGTGCTTCGTTTCGTTTGAACGAAAGTGGTAGATGGTATGCATATATGAAAGTAAATGTATCAGAAATAGGTGATTCCCCGGAAGAAATACAGAGAAAGAAGGACGAGGTAGCAGAAGCTAAGAAAAAATTAGAAGAGGAACAGAAAGCAGAACAACGGCGGAAACAAATGGAGGAAGTTACAAAAATTAACCTCGAGACCGAAAATAAATTATATAAGGAATACCCAACGATGAAAAAATCAATATTAAAAGAAATTTTAGGGAAGAGTTTTCACCATTTGCCTTCGGCTAGAACTGAGGTTCAAAAATTAATAGACGCAGAAGTGGCAGCGGTGCAAACAACACAGAAAAAATTAGAAGAGGAACAGAAAGCAGCTACAGAAGCAGCGGCAGCGGCATCGGCAGTGGCAGCGGCGATAGCGGCAGCGGCAGCGGTAGAAGCTAAGAAAAAATTAGAAGAGGAACAGAAAGCAGTTGCAGAAGCAGCGGCAGCGGCAGCTAAGAAAAAAATAGAAGAAGCGAAGAATGAACAAGAAAGACTAAAAGCTATAAAGGATGCAGAAGAAGCTAAGAAAAAATTAGAAGCAGAACAGAAAGCAGTTGCAGAAGCAGCGGCAGCAGAAGCTAAGAAAAAATTAGAAGAGGAACAAAAAGCGGCTGAAGAAGCTAAGAAAAAATTAGAAGAGGAACAAAAAGCGGCTGTAATAGCAGCGGCTAAGAAAAAGATTGAAGATGCAAAACTCGAATATGGTTCTGAAACATGGAACGCAGTTATATTGGGTAAACGTGTGAATACGAAAAGTGTTCTCAATTACGAACAATTACAAACTATTAAAATATCCCCAACTACAACATTTTATGACATTATGAAAAATAATATCGTATGGTTTAATTTAGAATCGGTAAAGTATCTTATATGGAGTATATCAAATGATGACACGTATATGGATATTAAGTTTATGAGAAATAAATTACTATTGAGTGACAAAACTACGAGAATAGTAGATGTTTGTTGGGACAATACGAGAGAAGAAATGAAATGTGAAAACAAAACCGTTTATATCAAAATGAATTATAATCAATCTGAACTTAACCAGTCAATTGGTAAAGAGTTAATGACCCCCGTTATAGGAATCCCTATATATACCTTTACTACATTTCCAGATGGAAAATGGTTCAAAATGCAGTATAATCAAACTAATAAAACGTATTCTTTTAAGAAAATATTACAAACACCGAGTGAAATGCGTGGAATTCAAAGTGTACAACCCGATATGTTATATAAACGTAAATTCTATGACGATGGTATATATCGATTTATAGAATATGGAATGTTTGGTGGAAGGCAAAGTGATATTTACAATTTAAGTGAATTTATTATAAAAACCGTGGATGATAAATACGTAATGTATACAAAAGACGATAAATTAATTTCTGGTATGCGTTCGGGTACGTCTTGGGAAAAACGGTATCAAAATAATCTTATTTCAAATCCAGTAGCAATATCAAAAGATAAAGTTAATAAAACTGATTATGAAAATGCTAAATTTGGTTTACTTGGCGCAATGCCATTTTTACACAGTTTTTCAAATAATGGTGAGATTGTACCAAACAAGAAATATTATTCACCAAATAAAAAGTATTATGCTATTTTTATACCTAACGATGGATTATATACTAAAGATGCTGAATCCGATAAATATAAAGTGCGTATTCGTACACCAAATTCCACTTCTGCTAAATTGTATTCTTCAACAAGGGTGTCTGGTGGTAATCATAACCATTCTTTGATATTCTACAAAGATAATGAATCTGCGCCTCCCTCCTTTCCCTTTCTGCAACGTGTTCAGACCGAAAAATCGATTAGTCTTGATACTAAAGAAAAAAGGAGAAATTTTGCAGTCATGGTAACGGATTTAGGTGAACTTTTATGTTTGGATTTATATGGAGGTAAAATAGCAAACGATTTTGGAAGAACACGCGAAGGTCAATATAAAAACGCTCAATTAGCTCAGTGTCGTAAAAACGATCCCGACGAAAATTCTAATCCATCCGATCCTATAAAATACTTGGTGAATAAGGGAACTGTAACAAGTTTACAGAAAGTAGAAAATAAAGATATATATGATAGCTGGAAAAACATTTATAATAGTACGACAAATCTATATTTTGATAAAAATGGAGCCGTAAATAATTTTGATAAAATATCTGGACAGGAAATGCAAAATATTTGGATTGATGATTGTAAAGATATACGTGTAATTGAACCAATAATTAAACCATATACAGAACAATATTGGGGTTATAAGGGATTATACGATGATGATTAAAATATTACTCTATATAAAATGAAAGTATTGAATATTTTTATTATACTATTAATAATTTTATTGTTATATAAAATTATTAATGTGGAAAAATATGAATCTGTTAAAGAACCATTTTTTACGCTTTGGGTATCTGCAGCAAAGACGTATGACTCAAAATCGACGGACGAAAAATTTCCATATGAATATAATACTATATATGTAGAAATATCGGATTATGAAAAGGGTTTAATACACGAAATAGAATACAAGTCCCCAGAACTTTATATTAGTAATATACCAAAAAATGAATATATATTACCAGTCGATTATTCGGATGATTTTAAAGATTATTTAGGTAAAACGGTAGTTATAAAATTTTATAGAAATAGTAAAAATCAAAGTGATTTGTTTCATATTACACATACTATGCTTCCATACTCTAAGGAGGATGAATCGTCTTTTGATCCATCTAAATTAGAAAATGACGATATGAAATTTAGTTCTCCACCTCCACCTCCACCTCCACCTCCACCTCCACCTCCACCACCTTCGAGAGCTCCACCACCTTCAAGAGCTCCACCTCCACCTCCAGCTGAAGAAGCGGGGCGACTTCGTTTAAGCCTACTATCCTTCACACATAATGGAGTGTTAGTCGGGGATAATAAAGTTCTTGCAAAAGTAAACGGTAAATGGGGTATCCTCTCCAAAATACAAGTGCAAAGACAAAACTTCCAACGAAACGGCTACGTCATTGAATCACCTCGACGCATTGTCGGTTCCACCGGGCTTGACAAAGTCGAGGAAGTAATTTTTAAAATGGGGGTGGATAAGGAAAATGGTGGCATTATATATAAAACTAAATCGGTGTTCTGGAATTGGGAAATACACAGGAACCCGGACAATTCTTTTTATGTCGAAGCGATCACTGGTCCAATTCGCCGTTCTGGGGAGGAACCAATCAAGGTCAAAACGGAAAATTTTATGGCTAATGATAACGGTATAGTTGTCATACCAATCAATTCGGGTGGTAAACGTTGGGAAACAAGGACCTTTCAAAACCGTATGACTTGGAAAGAGGAGTACCCTCCGGACCCAGGTATTTTCATCGAGTCGATAATGTTTAAGGTCGCACCTCCCCGCACTTAAGGCGCTTCGGAATCACGTCTTTCGAATTTTTATATGTGTTTATGATAAGATGATACTCGCCATACTTCTACTTATCATAAACGTGTTATTATTCATAAACACGAGGGAACCACAGGAATTAACAGATGTTCGTGAAAAATACAGGACACTCAGGGAACACCTTAAAGAGACTAATAATCAGGAATTCAAAATGTTACGTAAAGAAATTCCAATTACCGCACATAGGCGTATGAACGGGTCTATTGGATACAATGTGAATAAAGGTAATGATATAGGTTTGTGTATCGATGGTGAACCTAATGAAATATTCCACGTTTTAATACACGAACTCGCACACTGTACGGTTGACGAGTATTCACATAGTAAAGACTTCTGGAAAAATTTTGATGAACTTAGAACAATATGCGTTTCTTTAGGGATATACAGAGAAATACCACAAAGAACCAAATTTTGTGGTAAACACATCCAGGATAAATAATGTTTAGTATTAATAAATGCAATCGTTCGGCGATTTAATGAAAGCGTATTTGTTACTGAATACTTTACTCGCATCTTCGAGTGCGCCCCTACTTTTAAACGATAAATGGTTAAACATGTTTATAATCATGGTCGTTACACCATTAGTCATTACTATATTACCACGTGGTGGTAATTTAATTGGTCGTTTAGCTATAGATGCACCATTTTTAATGATGTCAACTTTACTAGGTATGGGTATGGTTGCGGGTGTTTCTCAAATAAACAAGAGGTTTGAAAAGGATTTTAAAGATTATGGTAAAACTACGAAGAGTACTGGTACTGTTTTAGGACTTCGCGCAGTTGGTTTACTGTTCGGATTTCTCGTTTCCTATTTCATTTTTGGAAAGAGAATGTATAAACATTATAATGCTATTTAAGCGTATTTTCTTGCAAGGTAAAAGGCGACCGCCGCGACCATACCGGTCGACGCTAAGCCAATTGCACTTCTATTTCCCTGGTCGTTCAAAAACGATGGGACGAAGTTTGCGAGTTTTTCTTGAACTGGCTTACTAATTGCCGCCGCAGCACACACAGCTACAATGAGTGCTTGGAACTGGTCATCAGTAAGGTTGAATGGATTTTTAGATTCAGATTTTTTTTCAGTCGTTTGTTGTACTGGTTGTTGTTGTGCCATCATCATTGGAGCTTGCATATGCATTTGTGCCATTCTTGGATCGGCGCCCATCATTGGTGGTTCGAGTGGTTCCTCGGCTTGGCCCATAATATCGGAAATCGAAGTAGAGTCCATTGTCTGTTTATTTTCACTCACATTTTTTTCAGGGGGAATATTCGGCACGAAGGACGTCCCTTGATTATTATTTAGAGATACCATACCGTCGCCATTGTCTGAAAGATTCATCGTTCTAAGGTCTGTCGCCATTTATATGTACATAGTTTTTTGCTTTTAAATGATTACGCATTATTGTCCTGAAGAGTGTAGTTTGGATACAAACACCCGAATGTTTTTATGATTCTGGGTAAATCATTTAATTTATCGTAATCACACATATCATTATCTATATAAACGGTTTTTGTAGTATGACATATATCAACTAATATTCTATATCCATCATCACTGCCATCTGGTGTATCAATACTTATTTCATTATAAACTGGATATACGACAGTCATATTGTTGGTAGGTAGGTTTAAAGTTGTATACATTCGTTTAGCAATTGATCTTATCATTTCCTTTTCGTAACTTTAAATGGTGTGTTCCTTTTAACTAAATTTGGGTCACCCATTTTCATGTTACCGTGTTTCGGGTTAAACATCTTTTTGTGTGTCTGCCAGTACTCTGGTGCACCGACTCTGAAATTTTTACGAAGTGACGCTTTATACCAAAATACACAATCCTCTATTTTATTACTTTTAGAAGTATTATCCAATACTAAACATTCGTAATTTTCAGTACACGAATCCATAACTTTATTAAACATCTCAAATGATGGAAAAATACCAAAAAAGTTTTTAAACAGTTTTTCTCTGTTTTGAATAATATTTTCACGTAAAATGAAGATGTAATCAATATTTGCCCTGAGTGCAGGTGGTAGATCCATACAGTACTGCATAGTTAACATGAAAAATATCTTCCAGTGACGACCATTCATAAAAACTTGTCTGATACACTTATCTTTCATAAACTTCGAATCATACATACAGTCATCTAAAAGAAGAAACGCCCCGCAATTTTTTTTACCACCCCCTACTAATTTTCTTTGTCTTTCAAGTACACGTTCAATAGCTTCTCTATCGTAATCACCATATATGAATAAATCTGGTATATACTGTTGATAATAATGATTACCTTCTTCCGTTGCTGATAAAACTATACCCGCTGGTAAATGTTTTTTATGATATAGAATATCAGTAACAAGGGTAGATTTACCCGTATTACGTTTACCTATAAAAACACAGACTTTGTCATCTGCCATGTTTTCAGGTTTAAATTTTCTCAACTGAAGATTCATCTATAATATCGTGTCGTTTTATTTAATAAAATTTTACTCACGTAAAGTAAGAATGGCTGGTCGATTAAACCTTGCTATCACGGGTATCCAGGACCAATGGCTTACTGGGGAACCCGAGTTTTC